TTTCTTCACAACGACAATCGTTGAAAGTTTCCCATACCATTCTCCCAATGTATCGTGTGTATTTCTTACCGTTGGTTTGAATACGAGTTTTTGAGTATCTTCCATCTTCTATGAATTGTTTAACAGGGGACTGAGTTCTTTTATTTCTCAGTTCCCCGTTTTCACAAATCTCATAGTTCTCGTGTCCAAATACTTCTTTCCAAATCATTCTTCAGAAAACTTCTTCAAAATCCAGTTGTCAACTGAATCAAGTTTAGAGCCGAGTTCATCGGAATATCCAAATACACAATAATCAGTTAAGATGTTTGTAATACGGATAGTCTCCTTGAGGTTTAGATTAACGCCCAACTGACGTGCGTAATCGTTTGTGAATTTAATCATCGATTGGTGTACAATGATTCTCTGTGTGTCTAAAGGTTTTTGTGTGTTCATAGTTCTTATTTTTTAATTTCTACAATAAATATAGTCCAACTCAACAAAAAGTCAACTACCTGAGCTTTAATTCCTTAATAATTTCTCCATCTGAGGATTCCTTTGGAATAGGACAAATCAAAACTCTACTTAAATCCTCGTAGAGACACTCTAATCGCTCAATGTATATGGATGTATCTAAATCCTGAAATGATTCATTAGAGTTGAAGTATTTGCTTGATACGACAACAAACGTGTGTGCTGTGATATGTGAAAACTTATTCTTTAAAAATTTTAGACAGGATAACCAAATTGTTTCAAATTCTTTTTGAGAAATAACAAACGCTGTAAAGTATTCCTCAATTTCTCCTATTGGGAACTTTATTAGTTCTTGGTCTAAAGCAATCTTTACCAAGAGTTCGTTGAGGTCATAATCTACTTTTTTATATTCCATATTAGCTTAGTATTTCAAAGTGTTGAAGATTTCCATTAACATCTAATTTGTATTTGAACTTAGTCCCCACCAAAGTAGGTTCAATAGGTTCTTTGAGTTCTTCAAGTAATAAGGGTTCAGGTAAACCCTCAATCCATAAGAAGTAAAAATACAAATTAGACTTTGTACCAAATTCATACTTTCGTTCCATTCGAACTAATTCCACTTTTTGTATTGTGCTTGTTACTGTTTTCATATTCATAAATATTCGTTGAAGATAAGGAAATTTACATCTTTTCCCCCTCTATAATCTCAGGGGTTAAGATTGATGTTACTTCAATTTTTCTTTTTCGTTGGATGTCCCACTTGTTATATTCCAACCAAAGATTATTTAAATGACTTCGTTCTATACTTTTCATTTCAGATTGTTCCCCCTGATTCCAATCACTTAGAAATAAGATTGAGTATCTATCAGGTATTTCGTTGGTGAGTTCTTCTAATGTTTTCATTTGTTAAGTTCTTCTATTGGTGTGTAGTTTAGAATTCTATATTTTGATATTTTGTTTTTATCAACATCGTAATCGAAAAGGACTTCAGCTCCAATAAGTGCTTGTTCGTGTTTGTTATCTCTATTCATATAGATGTAATCACACCATTCCTGAAATCTTACAAGATATTGATTGAAGTAATTTCCTTTGTATTCAAATGACTTAACGTACTTCTGTTCAATGATAGTTCCTAAATGTTTCATATCAGTTTTTAATTTTCAGTTAAGGAGTTTAAAATGTCATCTAAAATTGATTGAGTTGAAAGTGGTTTCTTTACTGGATTCTCACAAACATTCTCATAAGAGGAGTTTTCAAAAGATTGTATTGGATTCTTATAGTTAGACACGGTGTCGGTCTCAGATAGACATCCTGTCCTATGTGATAGACATTCTGTCCTATCGTTGATAGTCAATTTGTCAGTCTCAGATAGACATCCTGTCCACCCCCCCTGACAGTCAGATACCACATCATTTGTTTCACTATCAATTTTGATGAACATATTGTCCAACTCTTTGGTAGACATATTGTCAGTCAATGATTCAGAAGACCGCATTTTTAGATTTGAAAAATAGAGGTCAATGTCCTTAAGTAAGGATTCGATATTGATTGGATTGTGTGTTATAACTCGTTGTCTTCGGTTAAGATATTTCACCTCAATGAGACCCCACTGAAATAGTTTTTGTACTATTCTTGAAATTTGTCTTTCTGAATACCCTGTTTTTTTCTTCAAGTATCTATTTGATACTTTTGTTGTTTCATACATAGTAAAATAAGCTAAAAAAAGATTATTTGTTGGGCCTAAACCAAAGTTTCTGTATGGAACAAATGTTTCCCAAATTGACTTATTGTTCTTTTCCATTGCTGTAATACTTTGACCATTCAGTAAGTTTGAATAATTCTTCCTTTAGATATTGAACTAAGATTTTTTCAGTCATCTGTTCAATGCTTAAGTCATCAACCGCAGCCATAACCTTTAATTTAGAGTGTAGTTCTGAACGAACTCTGATTGTTTTGAATTTTTCTTGTGTCATAATGTTCTTTTTTTAGTAAATATATGAAATCAATTAAAAAAAACAAGTAAGAGCACAAAAAAAGGGAGGACTACTACATCCTCCCTTCAAACCCTTAGGTTTTTAAAAAATAAGAACACCTGTCAGACCAAGTTGTTTAATAGAAATATAATTTTTGAAATACAGATTTCAATACTACAAGAAATCTTTAATCTCTAAATAACCTATTTCCTGATGGAACTCTCGTTCCTTGTACTCAAGGTTATATTTCTGACAGAACTGAAGGTGGATATCTTTAGTTATATCATATCCTATGTCTTTTAGAAACCTATAAGTATTAACATAGTCTGTTAAAGATATTTTACCTGATAGTTTGATATGTCTTACTTGTTCAGGCATATTTTTTCTGAAACAAGTAGAACAACAACCGTCATTGTATTTTTCCAAATGACCGTAATCTGTAAATTTCATTTTTGACCTTTTTTCTCCACAACAGGGACAATTTTGTGTCAGAGGTGAGTTTGAAAGGAATCTGCCCATCGAGATATCACTTTAAAGATAGAGTGTCTTAGAAACGAAATAATAGGGGTTATTTCCAATATTTGCCTATCGAGTTGATGTATCTGTTTTGATATTGTGAATAACAAAAACCAGCTCTCCTCGAACGCTCCTGATATCGTTCTCTTACCAAATTATTTGACATACATCTTGCCATATATTCAGGCATTTTTTCCCTATGATTACAAGGCAATTCAAACTTAGTCCTTGAAAACTCCTCACTTTTCATATTTTGTTTGTCCCAAGTAGATTGACAAATCGCATAAGCCTGACCCTCAACATCATATTCAGGGTATATTTCACTTATACAAGCACTGATGTACTCACGTTCAGTTTGACCAGATTCAGGAGTTGGTATTGGCACTTTTTTTAGATTTAAGTTTTTGGTTTTCTTTATGTAATTCGTCGATTTTTTGTTCTAATATAATAACCTTAGAGTTCAAAGATTGTATTTCAATTTTTAAATCATCAATAATGGTCTTATATACATTGATTGATAACTCAAGGTTACGAAGTACCTGATTGTCAGTCTCCGCATTGACCTTTTTACGACCAACAAACCAAGCTGCGGTTCCTGTCAATATATTTGACAATAATAATAATATAGTCTCGTTCATATAAATTATTTCTTCAATCAATATAAATTATTTATGAAGCACAACCTCCACAATCGTATTCACCACCATAGTAATTTGGAAGATTTCTTGACCAAGAAGACCTACGTGGAGGATATCTTAAACCTGGTTCAAAATGGATACCTGCGAAATAGACCTCACGTGATGGAGGCATTCCGTCTTGACTTGAGTAGGCATAATAATCAGGATAAAGATTTGGAAAGTTTCTTAACTGGTCCATCATTCTCTGAGCGTAGAAACCATATCGTTGTTCTGCGATTTCTCTGAGGTATTGCATATCCTTCACTGAGGCAGAACGACCCTGTTCTGTTTCACCGATGATAATTCCCTTATTCATCATTCTCAAAAAGAGATGCGGAAACGTTTCGTAGTAAGCTCTCCATAGGAGATAAGGTTGAACAAAGTCCTCTAAGAACGTGCGATACGTCGGGGTAAGCGTGTTACCTGAAACCTGATTTAGAATAACATCGTAGAACCGTCCGCCAAGTAGATTTTGGAGGCCCAAATCCTGAGCGATTTGGATATTTGGTAATAAAAGTTCTACATCAATATTTTGATGTGTATTCGTGAAGTTTTTAATTTTGGTTTCTGAGACTAATAATATACCTTGAGCCATTATTGTGGAGTTGTTACTTCAGGGTCGTTCAAAATCTTATTCTGAACAATTTCTAGATTATAGACTTTTCTGTCTCTTAAAAAAAGAACCTTTTCAAAGTCTGTTAATATTTGTTTTTGTATAGGTTTGATAACTGTTTCTAAAAACAGTTCATAGGAATCAAGTATTTCAGCACGACCACCTAATTGTCCTGCCGTACGAATTCCAAGAATCATTGGGCTCGAGATTCTATGAGATGATAAAATCGTGTTTTCAATCTGTGGATACAGATTGTTATACCAACCGTCTGATGCGTTATTTGGTATAGGAGTTATTTGGGGAACTGTTTCAGGGTTTTCAGAAAAGAACAAGAAAAACTTACCTGAGTTATTTGTTGAAGTGAATTTTGAATCAAGTTGTCTTTGGATGATATCACGTTCTTCTTCAGATGGTACACCATTAGAAAACGATACAGCCACAGATGGGTTCATCGCATTTTGTGTATTATTCAGGTGAAAGTTCTTAACCTCAATATCCAACTGAATTGTTGTTACACCCCCCAAATAATCAGGTGCGGGGTAATAAGACATACCAGGGGCATATTGTTTGAAATACATTATTTGAGATGGGTCTTCAGTATTAGAGAAATCCAAAGATGGTATTCTCATCGGCTTGTACTTATGAAGATTTGACCAATCAGCTGAATACCAGTATTCTTTGACATTATCAAAATTATCAACTTTACCAGCTCTTATTCTTGAAAAATCAGTGTGATAGAACTCAGCAATACTTCCATCGTTAGATAGTACAGTGTTCAATGCGTATCCACCAAATACAATTCTATCAACTACGCATTTTTTAAACACGTCATAAACAGAGTCAAACTTATTTGCTCTTAATGACAAACTTGATTGACCGTCTACAAGCAAATCCTGTCCGTTGATACCATAGGTTATTGCGTTAATACAGGCACGATTAAGTGCTGAATATTGATAAAGGGCTAACAAATGGTTAGGAAACTGATTATCTTCTCCATAAAAAACCCAGTCTTTGTTTTTAATGACCTCTTGAAACTGAGGGACATCTGCCGCTCTAAAGTTCTGTACTACTACTTGTGGTAAGTTACTCATCTTATTATAAATATATTTTTATTCATCTTTATTCCATCAACAGGCAGCGCTAATTAACGCATAGACCTGAACCCTTCCGTC